CGTTTTGTTCCGAGGCAACAGTTTATTGGTAGCGGTACGTAAATGGGCAATCGGTTTGCATCTGGTAAAAACAGTATCGCCATGTGCGATAGGTGCGGCCAACAGTTCAAATTAACGGCACTACGTAAAGAGATACAGAAGACAAAGATTTATAATCTGCTTGTGTGCCCGCAGTGTTTTGATCCCGATCAGCCGCAGTTGTTGTTGGGCATGTACCCAGTGGATGATCCACAGGCTGTACGTAACCCGCGCAAGGATACAACGTACGTTACGGCAGGCACAAACGCTAGTGGCAGTTTGACTGGTGGTTCGCGAGATATTCAGTGGGGTTGGAACCCTGTGGGTGGGGCCAGTAATTTTGATGTTGCTTTGACACAGAATTACTTGGTGGCAACGACGTTTGTTGGTACAGTTACAGTAACAGTTACTTAGGAGTTAGTTATGAAAGACATGATACAAGACAAGAAGATGGTGAAGTCCGCCATTGGTAAGCACGAGAAGAACATGCACCCCGGCAAAACGCCTACAAAGCTTGCCAAGGGCGGTAAGACCAATGAGATGATGATGCAGTATGGTCGTGGTATGGCCAAAGTTAAGAATCAGGGGAAATAACATGGCCAAGATTAACAATCTACCCGCTTCTGCATACGCCAAGCCCCACACCATGAGTGGTGCGCCTGTTGTTCCATCTACAAACCCCGGCATTCCCCCAAACCGCAGTAAAGCTGACACCATTAACATGTCTATTGGTAACATCAGCAAGGCTGCTGGCAACGAAACCACTAAGACATCCGGTATCGTCACCCGTGGTAATGGCGCGGCGACCAAAGGCACGATTGCCAGAGGCCCAATGGCATGAATTACACGCAACTCAGCAACGCGATCCAAGCGTACACGGAGAACACGGAAGCAGATTTCGTGGCTAATATTCCCGTGTTCGTTCAGCAAGCTGAAGAGCGTATATTCAACTCGGTACAGTTTCCGTCTTTGCGCAGTAATGTGACAGGCGCAACCACAACAAACAACAAGTACCTGCAGTGCCCCACGGATTTCTTGGCGGTGTATTCTTTAGCTATTATTAGCGCCAATGGTGAGTACGAGTACTTGTTAAACAAAGACGTTAACTTTATCCGGCAGGCATACCCACAGCCCACAGACACAGGGCTTCCTAGGTACTATGCTTTGTTTGGCCCACGTTCAGACAATCCGGCGGAGTTAACTTTTATTCTTGGCCCAACGCCAGACGCCGCATACGGGGCAGAGCTACACTATTTCTTCTACCCACCTTCAATTGTGCAAAGTCCTGTGGCTACATTAGGAGCTATTACGGGCGGTAGCGCATATACAGCCGGTACATACTTTGATGTGCCTTTGACGGGCGGTTCTGGAAGCGGGGCATTAGCTACTATTACTGTTTCAGGCGGCGCAGTAACAGCCGTAACTATTACAGATGGTGGCTTGCAATATGGAGTCGCAAATACGCTGTCTGCCGCAGCAGCCAATATTGGTGGGACAGGTTCTGGTTTTTCCGTTCCTGTTGCTTCTGTAACTAACTCAGGCGGTACGTCATGGCTAGGCGATAACTTTGACCCTGTGCTTTTGTACGCATCTTTGGTTGAGGCTTACACCTACATGAAGGGTGAGCAGGACATGATGGCGCTATACAACCAGAAGTTTATGGAAGCTCTTGCGTTGGCCAAGCGTTTGGGTGATGGTATGGAGCGTCAAGACGCTTATCGTTCTGGTCAGTTCCGTCAGAAGGTAACTTGATATGTCGATTATCCAGACCCAGACCACGAGCTTCAAGGCGCAGTTGTACCAAGGTATCCATGACTTAACTACGGACGTCATCAAGATTGCTTTGTACACAGCTAGCGCGGATTTGAATGAAGACACAACTGTATACAATTCAACCAATGAAGTACCCAACACAGGCACTTACTTTGCTGGTGGGGCACAGTTAACACCCATCACGGTATCGTCTTCTGGTTACACAGCTTTTGTGGGATTCCCAAACATCTCATGGACTGGGGTAATCACCGCAAGATGTGCGTTGATTTACAACTCTACCCAAGGTAACAAATCTATAGCTGTGTTGGACTTCGGTTCTGACAAAACTTCTACAACCACGTTTACAATCACAATGCCAGCAAACACCGCTACGGCGGCTCTTATTCGTAGTTCTAACTAAGGAGTCATCATGACTATTGAGAAAACCAAAGCCACCGACGTTGTTTCTAGTGGCCTGTATTGCAACACTAAAACCGGTGAGGACGCAAAGGCGACCGGTTTATTTGAAATCAAATGCCACGACAAAGACGGTAATTTGAAATGGGAAGCGCAATCTAAAAACTTGGTGGTTAACGCGGGTCTAGCATACATGGCGGGTTCTGCTTTAACTTCAGTTTCCCAGATTACCACTTGGTATCTTGGTCTGTATGGTGCTGCGGCTTCTAATGACCCAGCGGCTGGCGACACAATGGCCTCCCATGCTGGTTGGACAGAAGTTACTGCTTACAGCAACGGAACCCGTGTGACTGCCACGTTTGTAACCGCTACAACTGCCAATCCTTCTGTAGTGACTAACTCAGCTTCTCCCGCAGTGTTTAACATCAACGGCACAACAACAGTTGGCGGTGCGTTTTTGACGAGCAACGATACTAAGGGTGGTACAACAGGCACATTGTTCTCTGCCGCTGACTTTGGTTCACCCGGTGACCGTTCTGTGGTGAACAGCGATACTTTGTCTGTGACTTACACATTCAGCTTGGCGGCTTAATATGGCTGGGTGGGGTGACGGCTTATGGGGCGAACAAGGGTGGGGTGGTTTTACCGCCTTCACTAGCTCCGTAGACGAAACCTCTACCGGCACAGACGCGGTTGTTTCTGCATTAAGTGTAGCCCCTTCGGTTAATGAAACAGGTACAGGCACAGATGCAACTGCAGCGGGTAAGATATTTACCTCAAGCATAACGGAAACGTCAACAGGGACAGACGCTACAGAAGGCGGGCCGCTATATGCCGCCACGGTAACAGAGGCAAGCACAGGTTCAGATGCGGTAGTTTCTGTTATTTCTGTAGGCGCGGTAATTGCCGAAACTGCTACGGGTACAGACGCAACAGTAGGCGGTGAAGTTTATTCAGCAACGATTGCTGGAACGGCTTGGGGGCAAAACGGTTGGGGTAGTAATTCGTGGGGTGGAGAAGGTGAATTAGCCACCGCTACTGATGCGGTAGCTTCTACTTTAACGCTTAATCCAACAGTAAGCGAAACGGCAACAGGTACAGATGTTGTTACAGCGGGTGTAGCGTTTGTTTCTGGTATTACAGAAACAGCTACAGGAATAGATGCTGTATCTGCTACACGGACTTTAAGTCCTGCGGTCAGTGAAACTGCAACGGGCACAGATGTTATTTTAGCTAACGCAGGGTTTGCAAGTGCGGTAGCCGAGACAGCAACCGGAACAGATAACATAACCGGAAGTCTTGTATATTTTGGAAATATACAAGAAACGGCGACGGGAACAGATGCAGTAACGGCGATAGTTGTAATTAATGCGGCAATTACAGAAACCGCTACGGGGTCAGATGTAGTTACGGCACAAGTAGGGTTTAAAGGCACAATTACTGAAAATGCAGTAAGCGCGGATACTTTAAGGGCAGCAGCAGCATTTGTAGTTTCTATTAACGAGTTAGCAACAGGTACAGATGGGTTGACTGCACGACCATTCTGGGATGTAATTGACAACACACAGACTGCCAACTGGGTTGCAGTCGCAACGACTTAGGAGTTAAAAATGGCATCATCATGGTCAGCACTAAAAGTAGAGTTACTTGAAACGGGGGCAAACTCAGGCACATGGGGCACGCTTACCAACGCCAACCTTGGTGACGCGGTCTTGGGAGAAGCTATTACAGGTCAAGCTACCGTAGATTTCTCATCAGACGCCGACGTTACTATTACTCTTACAGACGCGGCTACAACCCAAGCGGCTAGAAACCTGCGATTAAACATCACAGAAAGCTCTTCGGGCATAGGGTCTGTGCGTAATTTGATACTGGGTTCTGGTTGCCAGATTGAGAAGTTTTACCTTATCAATAATACCGGCACTGGCGCTAAAACAGTTAAGAACACTTCAGGCACGGGCATCTCTGTTCCTGCGGGCAAGGCCACGCTGGTTTATAACAATGGCACAAACGTTGTTGATGCGGCTTCCTACTTTACTTCTTTGACTCTGGGGTCTGCTCTACCGGTTGCTTCTGGGGGTACAGGAATTACATCTTTTGGAAGTGGTGTTGCCACTTTCCTTGGTACTCCATCATCGGCAAATCTTGCTGCAGCCTTAACAGACGAAACAGGTAGTGGCTCTGCTGTTTTTGCCACTTCACCAACTTTAGTAACACCTAATTTAGGAACACCAACTACTTTAGTTTTGTCATCAGCAACTGGCCTGCCTTTAAGTTCTGGTGTCACAGGTATTCTCCCTGTTGCCAACGGCGGTACGGCCACTGCTACCCCGGCGCTTGTTCAAGGTACTGGCGTAACTATTACAGGTGCTTGGCCTAATCAAACAATTAGCGCTACGGGAACCGGTGGTACAGTTACAAGCGTTAGCGGCACGGGCACGGTCAACGGAATTTCTCTTTCTGGCACAGTTACAACCTCGGGTAATTTAACCTTGGGGGGCACGCTGTCTAATGTGTCCTTGACGACTCAGGTCACGGGTACTCTCCCCGTTGCCAACGGCGGTACAGGCATTACTTCTCTTGGCGCTGGCGTAGCAACATTCTTAGGCACGCCTTCTTCTGCAAACTTAGCTTCCGCAGTTACAGATGAAACGGGCACGGGTGCTTTGGTATTTGCAACATCACCAACTTTAGTAACGCCATTGCTTGGTACGCCCACAAGCGGCGTACTTTCAGCTTGCACAGTTGATGGAACTGACGCTGTAGGTTTTAGAAACATTCCGCAAAACAGTCAATCTGCGGCTTACACATTGGTTTTGGCTGATGCTGGCAAGCACATCTTTCACCCAGTTGGTGACAACAACGCAAGGACATTCACAATCCCTGCAAACAGTTCTGTGGCCTACCCGATTGGTACAGCCATCACATTCATCAACATGGCCGTGGCAAACGTCACGATTGCCATCACGACAGATACATTGACTTTATCCCCCGCAGGTACAACAGGTTCACGAACCTTGGCAACAAACGGTTCAGCCACCTGCATTAAGATCACATCAACATCTTGGCTTATTTCAGGGAGCGGACTAACATGAGCGGTGCACTACAAGCGGTCTTTCAAAATCAACGATCTTTCGCTGCGCCTCCGGGCCAAGAAGTATTTGATACTGCGGGTACGTTCTCATGGGTTGCTCCTACGGGCGTAACTAAAGTGTCTGTAGTAGCAATAGGATCAGGCGGGTTTATTGCCCTCGACCCAGTCCCCGGAAACAGAAAATTTGCTGGTGGAGGCGGAGGTGGACTTGGTTACAAAAATAATATAACCGTTATACCGGGTAATTCGTATTCTGTTGTTGTTGCGGCGCCGGCTTTTTCTTATTGTTCATGTGGATTTCCTAGTTCTTTTAACGGTTCATGTGCTATTGGTTATGGTGGTAGTAAATCAACTATTGGCGGTACTGGCGGCGCTGGTGGTGGTTTTGTTGGTGACGGCGGTGGTAGTGGCGGTGCTGGCGGAAATAGCAGTATTCCCGGCGGCCAGAACGCCGGTGGTTTTGGTGGTACGGGCGGTTATTCTGGTAACGGCGGTAAAGGCGGTTGTGGCGGCGGTGCCCGCTCTCCGGGCGCTGACGGTGCTGGTGGTGGTGGCGGTGGAGGCGGAGCGATAAACCCCGACGGTGGCGGCTATGCTGGAAACACCGGTTTTCTTGGGCAAGGCGCAAATGGCGTTGGTGGTAAAAAGACGGCATGTGCTGGTTTGTGCGGCACTTCAGGTAGTGGTGGTAGGGCGGGCGCTACCACTTCTGTTTGCAAAGGCGCAGTCCGAATTATCTGGCCCGGTTGCGCAAGGGCGTTCCCATCAACACGAACCGCAAATGAGTAATAAATATGAATTTTTATATTGAAACTGAAAACGGCGAAGCTAAAAACCACCCTGCTTTTGAGCACAACCTCATAGAAGCATTTGGTTCTATCCCTGAACACTGGGAGCCTTTTGTGCGTGTTGAACGTTCTGCGTTGGGTGTCTATAAAGTTGTAGAAGCTGACACCCCTACTTACGAAAAAGTAAATGGTGTTTGGACTGATGTGTGGTCTGTACGCGACATGACTTTGGAAGAAAAGACGGCTAAGCAAGAACTTGTTCGTTATGTGTTTAATGAACGCGCATACGCTTCTAATTGGTCGGCGTGGACGCTTGACGAAGCCACTTGTGAAATGGTTCCTCCGATACCACGCCCTGATGCAGATCAAACTAAAATTGATGCCGGTATTTTTACGTATTGGTGCGGCGCAGATAACAACTGGAAAGACACCCCAGTGCGTCCAGAGGGTGAATATAAGTTTGATTTTTTTGCTTGGCAGTGGGTTGAAATTACGCTATGAGCAAAGTAACAAAGAAACCCAAAGTATGTAAAGCCGCTGAGTCCGTGGCTGAAGTCGTAAAAAACACACAGCTTCAAGTTGCGTATCATTTTCCTTGCCCAATCTACTTGATTGAGCGCCCCGATTTCTTAGAGGTAGTTAACACTGTCTCTGAAGAAACTTTGGAAGCGGCTAAGAAAATACAAACGCTTAATGAGATTTACCCCGTGTACATGACGCAGAGCTACTTTGCTGACCCCCGCTTGGCTGGCTTTACCGAGTTTGTAGGTGCTACAGCTTGGAACATTCTTAATGAGCAGGGCTATGCCATGCAGGACAAGGCGGTGCAGTTCACGGAAATGTGGACACAAGAACACCACAAGCACTCCGCAATGGATGCACACGTTCACGGGTTTGGCTCACAGATTGTGGGTTTTTACTTCCTTGAGACACCGGAAAATTGCTCTTATGTTATGTTTCACGACCCCCGCGCAGGGAAGATGCAGATTGATTTGCCAGAACAAGATATGAATATGGCGACCCCTGCTAGTCAAGCAATTAAGTTTATGCCCAAGCCCGGGATGATGCTTTTTGCAAACTCATGGCTTGCTCATTCTTTTACACGCCATTCGGCAGAACTACCAATCAAGTTCGTGCACTTTAACTTAACGGTTATCCATGCGCCGCAAACTTGCAATATGCCACCAGCCGCTGAAGTAATATGAACACGTACCAGATCAGGTTCAACAAAGCCCGTGGACAAGATGGTCGCGGCACAATGGATCACGTCTGGCGCGTCTTTGAAAACGGCAAAGAGTTTTTGTTTAAGAACCTTGACATTACAACCCCTATCAAAAGCGAAAAAGACGCTAACGGGGTAGACTACAACATCACTTGCCAAGGCTACATGACAATTGATCGAGACACATCGACAGCAGTCATAACAGCCAAGGTTAAGAAGAAAATACCAGAGCCAGCATAATGAAAGACTGGGCTGAAGCATTCATTGCGGCGGCCTGTATAGTGGCCTTTGTAATCTATGGCACGTACATAATTGCGTGGAGTTGGTCGTGGTAAATGCGTTGGCTATTGATGCTTTTTTTGGTGTTTCTTCCGGGAGCAGCCAGCCAAGACAGAAAGACTGAATACCGCTGTGTGCGGTGGGCGTGGACGGGTGATGTTTATAACCGCAAAGTTGTTTGCCTACAGTGGGAAAAGGTTGTACGGAAATGATTGATCCGATCACGGCGCTAGAAGGATTGCAAACTGCAATCAGTGTCGTTAAGAAAGCTAGTAAAGTTGCTAGTGATCTGGCAGGTCTAACGCCGTCAATAGCCAAGCTTTTTGATGCCAAGTCAACTGCTACGAAAGCCATGCTTCAGGCCAAGCGTACGGGTGGTAAGTCTAACCTTGGTGCGGCGCTACAAATTGAGATGGCTTTGGATGAAGCCAAGCGGTTTGAAGAACAGTTAAAGATGTTGTTTATGCAAGCTGGGCGCATAGACGTATGGAATGCAACCAAGGCCCGTCAAGCTGAAATGGACAGGGATGATGCCAAAGAGATGGCGGCTTTAAACGCTGAAGAAAAACGGCGCAAAGAGGCCGAGGCAGAACAAATGCAGTGGGCAATTGCCATTGTGATTATTGTGATGTTTATTGGTGCTGTTGGTTGGGGCATTAATGAAGTCTCTGATCTGTGTGCTAGATCAAGGTGTGGGCGGTGAATGAGTACCAAAAGCAATTTGACCTCTTCCTTAAAGTCTTTGTGCGATTGTGCATTGCATGGTGGGTGCTTGGACTGCTCCGCTTCCTGCCGGATGAGTTGGCGGGGAAAATTGTCGATAAACTACTTGGAATGATAGGACTGTAATGCTTTCACTATTCTCAACACTTGGCGGTTTGCTCATATCGGGCTTACCTAAACTACTAGACTTTTTCCAGAACAAGGCAGATCAACGCCATGAGTTAGCTTTAGCGCAGATTCAAGTGCAGATGCAACTACAGATGATGGCGCAGGGCTTTGCGGCACAAGAGCGCATGGAAGAGATTCGCACAGACCAGATTGCTATGGAAACAGACGCACAGATGACTGTAGCGGCCTATGACCACGACAAGAAGATCATGGACAACGCCAGCCGCTGGGTAGTAAACTTTGTAGGCACTGTGCGCCCGATGGTCACTTACATTTTTGTGTTGGAACTGTGCGCCATCAATGCTTGGATTGCCTATTACGTTTACAGCAACCCACGGCTTGTCTTGAGCATGGAAGACTTAATTCGTGTATCTGACATTATCTTCTCCACAGACGAGATGGCTATGCTTGGAGGTATCATTGGTTTCTGGTTTGGCTCACGTAGCTGGAGCAAGAAATGAAATTGGGTGAAGCTGGCGCTAAGTTGATGCACCAATGGGAGGGGTATCGCACTAAGCCGTACCTTTGCCCAGCCCATATTTGGACAATTGGTTATGGCCACGTGTTGTACCAAGATCAAATCCGCCTGCCTGTAGTCAGGGTAGAGGG